GATTCAACTGAAATTACAGGCCGGACGGAAGTTGACGCAGGCAGAAACAACCCGACTTAACGCCGTGCTGGATTACATTGACGCGGTGGCGGCAACAGATACCAGCACCGCGCCGGATGTCATCTGGCCTGAACTGCCGGAGGCGTAGGCCATTCAATATCTGGTGCACTGGAAGTATCGACCAGTTCCAGTGCGTCCAGGTAATCCAGCCACAAATTATATTGTGCCAGTTCCTCACCTTTCAGACAACCAATAGCTGCTTTGCCAGGCCATTGCTTACTGTTTATAAACTCATTAGCCCAGTCTATTCGCAGCTGTTTCTCTGCTTCGGCAGCAATAACAATCTCATATAAATGAAACTGATAAGTTTTTATTAAAAGTAAGATGGATACCACCATTTAATATAAATGGTGGTTCACAGTTAACTAGCGTGTAATAAGTTGAACAGGTTTTTAGTTACTTCGTTTTTAGTACTAAAAAACATATCTTTAAGGTCAGGTAATGCAAAGAGAGCATTTGGGGTATTCGGTACAACAATAGGAGGTTCATATCCGTTGTCATACATTTTCTTTAAAGCGGCTACTATTTTTTTCTGATTTCGATTGAATTCATTCATGTCAATAAAAATTTCTCCAGATAGTGTCCCGTCATCTTCACGTAGTATCGCTGGTTTGACACGACATATCTGATCCATTTCTCCAGTAGAAAAACCGGCAATCGCTGCATTAAATAACAAAGATGAAGTAGCCCATTTTTCATATAGTTTTTTGATAGCCATGCTTCTGATTTTTTTATCGTTGATATATCCAATGCCACTGGCCAAAACTTCGGTTAATGGATTTTCCCCGCGAGTTACTCCAGACCAATAGTTGTGCATCCAGGGCGCATTTTGCTCAAGTGGAGAGCCGAGATAATCAGTGATCCACTCTGAATCCACCTCTGTAAAGTTCAAACCATGAAAATCAATTTCTGCAATAGTATTTTTATAGTTTTGATTTAAACTCCAACGGTCGATTGCTATTTCAGCCATTTCTTTTGTTTTGAATAGGTATATTCCGGTTAGGCGGGAAACCTTATCTCTGAAATTGTCTGAGCGAACCTTTTCAAGAGCTAACTCATTTTGTAATTTTTCATTGTGATTATCTGATAAGTATTTCCTTACTAGATTGTAGAACCAAATAGATACTCCAAACTCACTTTTATAGCAAATTGATTCAATTCTTCCTATTGCAACCTCCCAGGCAACAATTGGATTATTTAAATTTAAGTAAGCATATAGTTTTCTCTGTTCCATTTTTATTTTCCTTATAGATGCTATGAAGGTTATTATTACATAAATGTTCGATAAATATTTTAAAGTTTTAACTATGTTTCGGTGGCAATAAATATACATTACAAGTGAAATTTATCAAGATAACAAAAGGATAGCTAATGCTAATAGGCTATGTACTCGTGTCAACAAATGACCAGAACACCGAGCTGTAACTCTTTATGCTGACAGAAGAGTTGCGCCAGCATGGTGTGAATTTTAGAAGCCTGACTGACAGTATTGATACCAGTACCCCAATGGGCCGTTTCTTTTTTCATGTCACGGGTGCCCTGGCTGAAATGGAACGCGAACTGATAGTTGAACGTACCAGGGCGGGGCTTGCTGCAGCTCGCGCCAAAGGCAGAGTAGGTGGACGCCGTCCTAAGTTGACCACCGAACAGTGGGCACAGATTGGGCGTTTACTCGAGGCCGGAGAATCAAGACAGCGTATTGCACTGATTTTTGATGTGGGTGTTTCCACAATTTATAGAAAATTTCCGCCAAATAAGAGCAATGAATCCCCCTGAATCAGCATAATTTTGATTATCCCTGCAAGCAGACAAATACCGTCATTTTGTGTGAATAACGGTACAACTGCGCTTAGCTGTTTGTCAGGCACAATCACTTCAACATAGGGCGAAGCCTAATCCAATCAGGAGGTTCGCCACTATGGCTCAGGATTACCACCACGGGGTGCGTGTTGTTGAAGTCAACGAAGGCACCCGATCCATTACCACGGTGAGCACCGCCATCGTGGGTATGGTCTGCACGGGCGATGATGCCGATGCAAAAATGTTTCCTCTTAATAAACCTGTGCTGATCACTGATGTGCTGACTGCAAGCGGTAAAGCGGGTGAGTCCGGCACATTGGCCCGCTCGTTGGATGCCATCGCTGACCAGGCAAAACCCGTGACCGTTGTTGTGCGTGTGCCGCAGGGTGAAACGGAAGACGAAACCACGACCAATATCATCGGCGCAGTGACTGCTGAAGGTAAAAAAACAGGCATGAAAGCCCTGTTATCTGCCCAGTCACAGCTCGGCGTTAAACCGCGCATTCTCGGCGTGCCAGGCCACGACACCAAGGCGGTAGCTACTGAGTTGCTGAGCGTGGCGCAAAGCCTGCGTGGGTTTGCTTACCTGTCAGCGTATGGCTGCAAGACGGTACAGGAGGCGATCACTTACCGTGAAAACTTCAGCCAGCGCGAAGGAATGCTGATTTGGCCTGACTTTACTGGCTGGGACACGGTGCTGAATGCCGACGCAACGGCATATGCCACCGCCCGTGCGCTTGGTCTGCGTGCCAAAATTGATGAGCAGACAGGGTGGCACAAAAGCCTGTCCAACGTGGGCGTGAACGGTGTCACCGGAATTTCTGCTGATGTGTTCTGGGATCTGCAGGACCCGGCAACTGATGCGGGACTGCTTAACCAGAACGATGTTACCACACTTATCCGCAAAGACGGCTTTCGCTTCTGGGGTTCCCGCTGCCTGAGTGATGACCCACTCTTTGCCTTCGAAAACTACACCCGCACGGCGCAGGTGCTGACGGACACAATGGCAGAAGCGCACATGTGGGCGGTGGACAAACCGCTGAACCCGTCGCTGGCGCGCGACATTATCGAGGGTATCCGCGCCAAAATGCGCAGCTTGGTAAGTCAGGGGTATCTCATTGGTGGTGATTGCTGGCTGGACGAGTCGGTGAACGACAAAGACACCCTGAAAGCCGGAAAACTCACCATCGACTACGACTACACGCCAGTGCCGCCACTTGAAAATCTGATGCTGCGCCAGCGCATCACCGATCAGTACCTGGTGAATTTCGCCAGCCAGGTCAGCGCGTAAGGGGACAACATGGCTTTACCACGCAAATTAAAACATCTGAACCTGTTTAACGACGGGAACAACTGGCAGGGGATCGTAGAGTCGCTGACGCTGCCGAAATTCACCCGCAAATATGAGAAGTATCGCGGCGGCGGAATGCCGGGTGCAGTGGATGTGGATCTGGGGCTGGATGACAGTGCGCTGGACACAGAATTTTCCATTGGTGGTACTGAACTGCTGCTGTTTAAGCAGATGGGCAAATCCACGGTGGATGGTATCCAGTTGCGCTTTACCGGCTCTATTCAGCGTGACGATACCGGGGAAGTGCAGGCCGTGGAGCTTGTGGTGCGTGGACGTCACAAAGAAGTGGATTCCGGCGAGTGGAAGACGGGCGAAAGCAACACCACCAAAGTGACCAGTACCAACAGCTACGCGAAGCTGACCATCAATGGTGAGGTGCTCTACGAAGTGGACCTTATCAACATGGTGGAAATTGTGGACGGTGTGGACCTGATGGAAGCGCACCGCAACGCCCTCGGCCTCTGATATATCTGAACGGCGCGGGATACCGCGCCAGAACCCAATTTACAGGACAGCAAAATGAGTGATAAGCAGACTGAAAAGACCATTCAACTGGATACCCCCATCAAGCGCGGTAAAACAGAAATCACCGAAATTGTGCTGCGTAAACCGCAGTCCGGTGCGCTGCGCGGTACACGCCTGCAGGCCATTATGGATATGGATGTGAACGCGATGATGACCGTGATCCCCCGCATCTCCAGTCCGGCACTGACTGCACAGGAAATTGCAGAGATGGACCCGGCAGATCTCACCGCTATGTCGGTTGAGGTTGTCACTTTTTTGTTGAAGAAGTCGGTGCTTGCCGGTTTACCGACAGCCTGACGGTTGACGATCTGGTGGCAGACATCGCCACCATTTTTCACTGGCCGCCATCCGTTACTGACGTTATGCCGCTGACCGAAGTGCTGGAATGGCGGTATAAAGCGATTCAGAGAAGCGGGGCCAACGATGAGTGATAACAACCTGCGGCTGCAGGTCATTCTTAATGCGGTTGACAAACTCACCCGCCCATTCCGTGTTGCACAGGCCAGTTCGAAAGAGCTGGCTGGCGCAATCAGAAACTCCCGTGACGCATTAAAGCAACTCAATCAGGCGGGTAATAGCCTGGAAAAATTTCGCAAGCTGCAGGCTGATAACAAGAAGTTAGGCGACAGGCTGAACTATGCCAGACAGAAGGCTAATTTGCTTAGCTCTGAGCTGGAGGCGATGGAACAACCATCACAACGGCACCTTGTGGCTTTAGGTCGGCAAACGCTGGCAGTCCAACGCCTGGAAGAACAGCAAAAATATTTGCAGAAGCAAACGGCGCTTGTGCGTGCAGAACTGTACCGGGCGGGAATTTCTGCGAAAGATGATGCGGGAGCAACTGCCCGTTTAGCCCGTGAAACATCACGTTATAACCAGGAATTGTCGAAACAGGAGGCGCGGCTGAAGCGACTGGGTGAAGCTCAGCGCAGGATGAATGCGGCGCGTGCCAGTTATGCCCGTTCGCTGGAGGTGCGCGATCGTATTGCAGGAGCCGGAGCCACTACCACGGCTGCAGGGCTGGCAATGGGGACGCCAGTGATGGCGGCAGTAAAAAGCTATACCAGCATGGAAGATGCCATGAAAGGTGTGGCAAAGCAGGTCAATGGTCTGCGTGACGATAATGGAAACCGTACTGCACGTTTTTATGAAATGCAGGATGCCATCAAGGCTGCCAGCGAACAGTTGCCGATGGAAAACGGTGCGGTGGACTTCGCTGCACTGGTTGAAGGTGGTGCGCGCATGAACGTCGCAAACCCTGACGACAGCTGGGAAGACCAGAAACGTGACCTGCTGGCCTTCGCCAGTACGGCAGCAAAGGCGGCAACAGCCTTTGAGCTGCCAGCGGATGAACTGTCAGAAAGTCTGGGGAAAATCGCCCAGCTCTACAAAATACCTACCCGCAATATTGAACAGCTCGGTGATGCGCTGAACTATCTGGATGATAACGCCATGTCGAAAGGGGCGGACATCATTGATGTGATGCAACGTCTGGGCGGTGTGGCTGACCGTCTGGATTATCGTAAAGCGGCGGCGCTGGGTTCCACCTTCCTGACACTGGGCGCTGCGCCGGAGGTTGCAGCCAGTGCAGCAAACGCGATGGTGCGTGAATTGTCCATTGCCACCATGCAAAGCAAGAGTTTCTTTGAAGGGATGAATCTGCTGAAACTCAATCCTGAAGTGATTGAAAAGCAGATGACGAAGGATGCGATGGGAACTATCCAGCGTGTGCTGGAGAAGGTGAACGCACTGCCGCAGGACAAGCGTCTGTCTGCCATGACCATGTTGTTTGGTAAAGAGTTTGGCGATGACGCGGCGAAACTGGCAAACAACCTTCCGGAACTGCAGCGCCAGCTAAAACTGACAGCGGGCAATGATGCGCTCGGTTCCATGCAGAAAGAATCCGACATCAACAAAGACTCACTTTCTGCTCAGTGGTTGCTGGTCAAAACCGGAGCGCAGAACACCTTCAGCAGCCTGGGCGAAACGCTGCGCCAGCCGCTGATGGATATTCTGTACACGGTGAAAAGCATCACGGGGGCGTTGCGCCGCTGGGTGGAAGCTAACCCGGAACTGACGGGCACACTGGTGAAAGTAGCGGCTGTTGTGGCTGCGGTTACCGTAGGCCTCGGCACCTTAGCGGTGGCGCTGGCTGCAGTGCTGGGGCCGCTGGCAGTCATCCGTCTGGGATTCTCTGTGCTGGGTATCAAAACGTTACCTTCCGTTACGGCAGCAGTAACACGAACCAGCAGCGCGTTATCCTGGTTAGCTGATGCTCCACTGGCACTGCTGCGACGCGGGCTTGCTTCATCGGGCAACGCAGCGGGTTTACTTACTGCGCCGTTGTCGTCTTTGCGCCGCACGGCATCACTGACGGGAAATGTCCTGAAAACTGTAGCAGGTGCGCCGGTTGCACTTTTGCGGTCTGGATTATCCGGTTTACGTGCTGTTGCTGTGATGTTTATGAATCCTCTGGCGGTACTGCGCGGTGGACTGGTCGCCGCAGGCACGGTGCTGCGAGTACTGGCATCTGGTCCACTGGCGATGCTGCGCGTTGCCCTGTATGCCGTATCTGGTCTGTTAGGTGCTCTGCTCAGTCCGATAGGTCTTGTGGTTACTGCACTGGCGGGCGTGGCGCTGGTTGTCTGGAAATACTGGCAACCCATCACCGCATTTCTTGGTGGCGTGGTGGAAGGATTCAAAGCGGCGGCAGGTCCCGTCAGTGCAGCATTCGAACCGCTTAAGCCCGTGTTCCAGTGGATTGGCGACAAAGTACAGGCGCTGTGGGGCTGGTTTACTGATCTGCTGACGCCCGTTAAGTCGACCTCTGCCGAACTGCAGAGTGCTGCGGCAATGGGGCGGCGATTCGGAGAGGCACTGGCGGAAGGGCTGAATATGGTCATGCATCCGCTGGACTCCCTGAAATCCGGCGTTTCATGGTTACTGGAGAAACTTGGCATTGTCAGTAAAGAGGCCGCAAAGGCAAAACTGCCGGAAAGCGTGACGCGTCAGCAACCTGCGACGGTGAATGCAGACGGTAAAGTGATGATGCCATCGGGTGGTTTTCCGTCATGGGGATATGGCTTTGCGGGGATGTATGACAGCGGCGGGTATATCCCGCGCGGGCAGTTTGGCATCGTCGGTGAAAACGGGCCGGAAATTGTTAACGGCCCGGCAAATGTGACCAGCCGGAGAAATACAGCTGCACTGGCTGCCGTTGTTGCCGGAATGATGGGCGTTGCTGCCGCGCCAGCAGAGCTTCCACCGTTGCACCCTTTGGCACTTCCCGCGAAAGGTGGAGAAGCAATTGTGAGTCGCGCAGCCACTGTGCCGCTCGTTCAACGGATTGAGGCACCGACGCAGATCATCATCCAGACACAGCCAGGACAAAGTGCGCAGGATATTGCGCGGGAGGTGGCCCGCCAGCTTGATGAACGTGAACGCAGGCTGAAGGCAAAAGCCAGGAGTAACTACAGCGATCAGGGGGGATACGACGCATGATGATGGTGCTGGGATTGTACGTGTTTATGCTGCGCACCGTGCCGTATCAGGAGCTGCAGTATCAGCGCAGCTGGCGACATGCGGCTAACAGCCGGGTTAACCGACGCCCGTCCACGCAGTTTCTGGGACCGGATAACGACATGCTGACGCTTTCTGGCGTTCTTATGCCGGAGATAACAGGCGGCAGGCTGTCGTTACTGGCACTGGAGCAGATGGCAGAACAGGGGAAAGCATGGCCCCTGATTGAAGGCAGCGGCACGATTTACGGCATGTATGTGATTGAGGGACTGAATCAGACTAAAACGGAGTTTTTCCGCGACGGTATGCCGCGCCGGATTGAGTTCACCCTGTCGCTCAAACGGGTGGATGAATCCCTGTCCGATATGTTCGGTGATCTAAGTACGCAACTGAATAATCTGCAGGACACGGCAACATCTGCCTTAAGTGATATCAGTAAAACGGTGGGAGGGCTGCTGTCGTGAATTTCAGCTCTGAACTGCTTAACAAAGGCAACAAAACTCCCGCATTCAGCATCAGTATTGAGGGCAGGGATATCACCACTGTGCTGGATAACCGCCTGATGAGGCTGACGCTGACGGATAACCGGGGCTTTGAAGCGGACCAGCTTGATCTGGAGCTGGACGACGCCGATGGAAAAATAGCGCTGCCGCGCCGTGGTGCGGTCATTACGCTGGCGCTGGGCTGGAAGGGGCAGCCGCTTTTCCCGAAAGGGGCATTCACGGTGGACGAGATTGAACACACTGGCGCACCGGACCGCCTGACTATCCGGGCGCGAAGTGCTGATTTTCGGGAAACGCTGAATACCCGCCGTGAAAAATCGTGGCATAAGACCACCGTCGGGGAAGTGGTGAAGGAAATAGCCTCGCGGCATAAGCTGAAGATGGCACTGGGTAAAGAGCTGTCGGATAAGCTCGTAGAGCATATAGACCAGACTAATGAGAGTGACGGTAGTTTTCTGATGCGGCTGGCGCGACAGTACGGTGCCATCGCGTCGGTGAAAAATGGCAATCTGTTATTCATCCGGCAGGGGCAGGGCAAAAGCGCCACTGGTAAACCACTGCCGGTGATCACTATCACACGCAAGGACGGCGACAGTCACCGCTTTACCCTGGCAGATCGCGGAGCCTACACGGGCGTAATTGCCAGCTGGTTGCATACCCGCGAACCCGCGAAGAAAGAAAGCACCACGGTGAAGCGTAAGCGCAGGACTAAGAAGCAGAAGAAAGAGCCGGAAGCGAAGCAGGGCGATTACCTGGTGGGTACAGATGAAAACGTGCTGGTACTTAATCGCACCTATGCCAACCGGAGCAACGCCGAACGGGCGGCGAAAATGCAGTGGGAACGCCTGCAACGTGGCGTTGCGTCATTCTCGCTACAACTGGCGGAAGGTCGGGCAGATCTCTACACGGAAATGCCTGTGAAGGTCAGCGGCTTTAAACAGCCGATAGATGATGCGGAATGGACCATTACGACTCTGACACATACCGTCAGCCCGGATAACGGTTTTACGACCAGTCTGGAGCTTGAAGTGAGGATTGATGATTTCGAAATGGAATGATTCTTCGCAATGGAGAACTTTTAAGTTTGCAAAATGGAATAATGCGGTATCATTATTGTGAATTTAGCAAAAATGGGGAGAACTCGAAAAATGATGATTTGCCCACTGTGTGGAAGTGCCGCCCATACTCGCAGCAGTTTTCAGGTATCTTCATTGACCAAAGAGCGTTACAACCAGTGCCAGAACATTAACTGCAGCCATACTTTTGTTACCCATGAAACTTTTGTTCGTTCGATTGCAACGCCAAAAGAGTCAAATCCGGTTCAGCCGCATCCAATGAAATCAGGACAGGTGGCGCTCTCTCTTTGACGCTGCCGCCATTTTGTCGCCATCGTTAAAAAACAGTGCTTCTAACATCATGATTTTAAAAGGCATAAATTTCAGGCAACAAAAAACCCACCAACCTTGAACCGAAATGGCGGGGTTGATGGGCTCCACAAAATGGGGACATCAAAGAAAAGCAGTGGCACTAATTAAGACTGATGCCCTGCGGAAAAGTTCTGC